TGCCCGACTTGACCTGTCGCTGAAAGACCAAGACTTACGCCCCAAGAACCTTGGCCCCAAGAACCTCGGCCCCATCCCCCAAAGGGCACCGTTACACCGGAGCCTTCAAGAACAGATACGGAGCCTACAGAGCCAGAAGCCTGAAGACCTGTAACATCTAAAACTTGATCAGTAACCGCGGTCACTGCGCCAACTTCCGCTGCAGACTCAAGTCCCGTGGGCGAGACATTCGCCCCACCAGTGGTTATAACCGAATCAACGGATGCCGTGGCACCCAAACCCGTAACGCTTAAAACTTGATCCGTAACAAGCGTAACTTGTCCAACGGAGCCAGAAGCCTGAAGACCTGTTGTAGGCGCAAGCGACGTACCTGTAACAGATACTGACCCGACGGCCATGGTAGCTTCGACGCCCGTAGGCCTATAAATGGAGACGATGTTTACAACTTGGGATTCGCCCCAAGCGCCTTGTCCCCAAGCGCCGCCACCCCAACCGGAGCCACCTACAAATCCAGAAGCGGAAGGCATCGGGATAGAGTCACCCCAGGCGTCTTCGCCCCAAGTGCCTTGTCCCCAAGCCCCACCTACTCCTGCAAAAACAGTGACATCAGCCATCGGCTTATCCTATCTTATGCGATACGGATGATAGCGTTTGATGCGTCCGCTGTTGGGAATACGATCTGAAAATCCCCTGATGTGGAGGACTTGTCTGAACCAAAGTCCAAGACAACAACCGTATTAGTCGTGCCTGAACCGCCACCTGTTTGCGTGTTGTAGATCAACGCGCCACGAGCGGTAATAGTTGCAGACGTAAACGTGATGTCGTCAAAGTCTGTGAACGCTGTGGTCGAAGACGATGTCGGCGTGACGTTTGTCAATGTGCCACCACCAGCCGAATACGAACCCGATGCTGCTACTTCATCCGTAGCAGTATAGTCGGTAGTCGCCGCAGTAAACGAGGCGTTATTATCATACAGAGCGATCTTGAATTGATCGTTCCCGTTAGTAAAGTCGTGTTGAGCTTTCAAGAGTTCTACCTTGAAAGACGTACACATGAAGTTTCCAGTAAAGGCCATTGTTATAGTCTCCTTATGAGTTCAGCCAGATCGGGATGTCCCGCGTCTTTAAGTGTGTTATACACTGTTGTGCGGTCACTGCGAATAGCCTGCCGCATATAATATGCAACAACCTTTTCGATGTGCTTAGAGAAAGCACGGGCTTGGTCCCTAATACCTGGGTGGGTACTATCGGAGACCGAAATCACTTTTTTAACGCATTGCTCCGCTAATTCTTCCGGAGTAAAGCCTCGGTTCTCGGTGGTTTTTACACCAACGATGGGGCTATTCTTATCAACATCTACCTTAAACTCAAACATTATTGTTTAGCCCTTATAACTCTACCAGTACGATACTCGTCGGTAGTTTCTTTAGCTTCACCCAGCATTTTAAGGCCAATCAACGATTCTTGGAAGCGTTTATCGTAAACACCCATTAGATTCGGATCGCCCTTCATGTAAACATACGCCTCGATCAACGAAGCGTACAGCAGAGTTAACTCTGCATTTTCACTCAACCAGGTCGTACCTGTGTCCGGAAGAGCAGTGATGCTTTGCGGACGATAGTAGTAGTGCAACTCCATTAAATAAGCCGCTTCGGGCGTGGGAGCCAACAGGAAGTTCCCGATGTCGAAGATCGCATAATACCGCGGCTGACCCTCTGTAGTATCGTCCGGCGTGTAGGTTTGAAGAAAGCTCACGTCTTTAAACTCAACGAAGATCTTGTCGTTAGTGGCCGGATCAACATAGCTCAACGAAAACGGAGCCAAAAAATCTGACGGGCATGGCAGATACTTCTTCGACGCAAGCGCATTTGCTGTAGCGTTCTTACGGAACAAGCTCAGTTGTACGTTCTTTAGTATCCGCTCTTCAGCCTGACGGATAAACAAAGGGATGTTGCGGATAAACGAGGCTTCGTTGTTTTCCGTATAGTCTTCGATAGCCTGTTTAAGCTCCGCATATGTAAAACTCATGTTGTCACCACCGTTACTGTTCCAACTGAGCCTTGAGCAACCAAGTTATCAGGAGGGCTGATACCTGGAATGTACGCAAAACCAACCGGATTCCACCCCCACTGTAGCGCCCTTTGCTCCGCAAGGCCAGTCTCTGGTCTTGGGTTCATCAGTGCTTGGGGATCAGGAAAAGCCTTGGGCGGAAACAACTGGGGTTGCTTTGTCTCAAACTCGTCTGGGCCGACCTTGGCCCCCGTCCACTCCACCTTCATGTCACGAAGACGGTAACGGCGACCAGACCGATCTGAAATTCCCCAAGCATTCTTTCCCGCAGCGTAAGGCATTAGACCCTCAAATAGCTCAAACTAGGCTGTAGCTTCAAAGGAGTACGGCCTTGGTCTTCGTCCGCAGCACGTTGGAACTCCTCTTCGTAAATTGTCTTCAACATCTGAACACGATCCGGAGCACGTTTGACCGCCATGTAGTACGCCAACCCCGCAACCATGCAAGGATAAAAACGGAAAGGCATGTCCGTCGTGTTCACCAAGTCATCGGCATCCTCAATCCTGCGTACATAGTAGTACCGGATCTGATCAGTATCGTTTTCCGGAACAGACCAAAGATACAACTTGGGCGAAATCTGACGATCCAACCAAAACTGACTTGGACGGCCTTGCGTAGTCTTGTTCGGCAGCGTGGCATAGTCCCCGCGGCTAATACGTTGAACCTCGTAGTCTGTGTTATCCCTGCGAAGAACAACATCAAGCAGATCTACCACATCCGACTCAAGTGTGTATTCCGAGGTCCCTTGCGTAACCGTGAAAAAGGCTTGCTTAACAGTCCATAAGTTCAAGCCACGGTTGGCCCACTCAGCAAACATCAGGTTCAAAGATCGACGCGCAGTACGAGCGTCATAGCCCGTGCGGACCTCTAGCCCACACCGCTCATACGCTTCTTCGATGATCTCACCAACATCGAGATTAAAGTCTCTTGAACCTGAAGTTGCCATCAGCTGTTTCCTTTAAACGATCCGCCACGGCCAGCCATTACGCAGCCGCCAGCATTGTAACCTTTGACCTTGCCACCGTACTTGTAGCCCTTTTTGATCATGCCGCCGCCCATGTAGCCGTTGAGCATGCCGCCATTCTTTTTCTCAATGACACCGCGACCAATCAAGACATCTTTCTTTGTCACTTTGCCGTCACCACTTAGATCCTTCATAGCATATCCTTTCCGGTTTTCAAAACACTCTCACCAAGCCGCCATCAGCTTTCCAGTTGATGCGCTTAGAACTTTTCTTCTTCTTCGCCGCGGACGTACACTGCGCCATGGTAGGTCGGCAAGCAGGGTAGCCTTTACGTTTCTCACCCTTCTGGCGTCCGCAAGGTTTGCCTGTTTTACAGTCAACCCAGCCCTTCCCGTCATTCTGGGAAAACCATTTACGCAGTGAGTTCTCTTTCTTAGCCATCAGTAATTGTTCGTCTCTTTACGACGCCCCTCTATTACTCCGCCGCAGCCATAAGCAATGTATCCGCCGTCTTTCATCTTCTTCTTCACAGGGCGTTTGCGCTTCTTAGAAGATTCGCCCCAGTTGTCGGCTCCCACCTTTCGGCATTTGGCTACCGCTCCGCTTGCGTATGCGCTGGGCCACACCTTGTACCGTGCCTTGACCTTCTTGGCGCAAGCGTCGAGCTTTTTCTTTTTCTCGGCCATCAGTTGACCTCTCTGGCGGCTTGGATATTTGGAACGGCATCTGCCCACGGCCTATCATAACGTGCCTTTCTTGTTGTCAATTCATCAACAGCTTCGACTAAGTGATCTAGCTTTACATTTATCACTTCAGTTCGTTTGTCTACGGCGATCAAAGTAGAAACCATCCACACGATCCCAGCAGTGCAAAGTGTGACCGCGCCGCCCCAGAAAATAAGTTGTACGTTCTTGTCCAAGTCTATCACCACATCTTACACGACCAGTAACGGGCCGAGAGCTTATCTAACTTCTTTGTATCACATCCATGACGCGCTCGGAAAGACTTCCTACGCTTGGGGTCTGACTTCTTGATCTTCATGTTGGCATCGCCAAACCG